TCAGCACATATAGCAGCATAAGGAGATTGGGGGTGGAACATAATACCTTCCTTTTTCATTTGCCCACAATTTTTAAGACGAGCTAATTCAAAGTCTAATCTTTTGTTAGATACTAATTGAGTGCTCATATCTATTTGTGCTTGTGCTGCCTGAATACATTGCCTTTGAAGTTTTCTATTTAAGGGTAGGGAAAGCGTAGCAGATAATCCTAAGTTAAAATTTTGGTTCGCTTTCATATCAGTACGAACTGGTTTTTGCCAAACCTGTTGACCAGGATTATCAGGTAGACCATCAGGACCATCTTGTTCTACAACAATCTCCATATTAGATCCATCAGGGAACCACCGAATTACATCTCCAGCAGTATTACCATCAGTTCCATCAGAGATATATGTTGATGTGTTATACCAATCGTTATCTGTAGGTATCTTATTTCCATCAGAATCATATACTAACTGACCAGCATTATCGTGCTTCCAACCGTTATACCAAGGATAGTTCTTAACTGTTGTGGCAACTTCAGTAATTTGACCTGTTAGATCCCTCATATCATATTGGGGTTCTAAGTAGAAATCCTCCCAAGGATCTTTCCTAGAATCAGCAAACTGAATATATGGTGTCAAGTTAAAGGTACTTCCTTGACAACTTACACCGTTACCATAGGTATTAGTTATGTAAGGACCTTGCAGGACCTGTATAGCTTGGTTGGTGACTGAGCCCGAACTGTTCGCTATTGGATTCGCTGTGGCACTCACACCCCCTACACTCTGTGCATTCACAGGGGCAGTCACAACCACACTCAGAGCAGATAGACATAATGCTTTTATTGGGTGAAAGTACTTGTTGTATCCGTTACGGATTCTATTATTGTTGTTCTTTGAATTATTGTTTGATTCGTTAGCCCTGGTCCAGAATAACTCTGACTGAATTGGAAAGCTTGACCTGGAGTACTTATTGTAAATGCTGACTGGTTGGAGAGATCTAATGTATCGAAGGAACTTGTTACTGCTCCTGTTACTTCTCCTGTTCCGTCTGCTGTCGGATTTATTTGTACCGTTGAGGTATTCACACTTGGGTTCAGTTTCTCTCCGTTGTTGGAGATGCCTGAGCCAGTCACTACGTATTCCCATCCTGTCCTATAATCAACTGAATTAATTGTTTCCGTCACGTTGGAAGTTGTCTCCGTATGGCTAGTCATCGATCCCTGGGTAAAATTAGGGACCACGGGAACTGCTTTTACAGCAGTACCACCACTCATAAGTAGCAGTACCATAAGGAGTTTGTTCATTATATATAACTCCTATTAGCGAACGGTAATTTCACTAACAAACTGACCAGTAGCCGTTGTACCAGCTCCACCAGCCGTTAAAGTCATCACACCTGCGGAGGTGATTGTACCAGCAAGAGTTCCAGCAACACCACCAGATGACGTTAAAACTGTGCCGTATGCTGGCATGTCTGCTACGACACCACTAGCTACGTCTACACCAGTGCCGATAGGATTTACCGCATCTCCTGCAGCGAAACTTTCCGAGAAGCTGAATGCCGACCCTGCAGTGTTAATATCGTATGTACCAGCATCAAGAGTTGCTGCTGCTGTACCAGAAGGAGTAACTAACTTACCAAAATGGTCATCAGTAGATGCCACCTTAATGTTATTACCACTTACAGTATAAGTTGAGCCAATCCTGGTTCCACTAGTAAAAGCTCCTTCAACAGTTAGCTGCGTTGAAGTACTCAACCTGTGTGTTAAATCAGCATTAGCTGATGGTGCTACCACAGCACCCGTCATCAATAACATTACAATAGGTAGAAATCTTTTCATATGATGAGTATTTCTTACTGTAGCTATATTTAGCAAATGCTAATTTAATACACATATATTAATTTTATGCTATAATATATACATGAAGAATTTGTATAAAAGATGACAGAACAACCTTTACATCAGGTACATTTACAGTCTGCTCAACAACAACAGCAACAATTATTGAGTGAGATTCAAGAACTTAATAATCAAGTTTCTAATAAAAGAGAATTGGTTTTGAAGGTTCAAGGTGTTATTGAATATCTTCAGCAAATAGAAGCATCAATGGATATTGCGGAACCTGTTGAAGAACCTATTGAAGAAACTAAGAAAGCAAAATCATGAAAATCTTTTTAGATACTGCCGATACTGAGGCTATTGAAAAGGCATATACTACAGGTATTATTGATGGTATCACTACCAATCCAACTTTAATAAGAAAGAGTGGTAGAGATCCTGAAGAGGTATACCAGCAACTTATTGATTATGGTATTAATGATATTAGTATGGAAGTTGTAGGTGACTTCAATGCAATGTTTGAAGAAGGAACTCGCCTTTCTCGTAAGTTTGGTAAAGCATGTACTGTTAAAGTTCCTTGTACTCCAGATGGATTGAGAGTTTGTAGAGAACTTTCTAGGGATCTTGTAAATGTTAATGTTACTTTGATCTTCTCTGCAGCACAGGCAATCCTCGCTGCTAAGTCAGGAGCGAAGTATGTTTCACCTTTCGTAGGAAGAGTTGATGATAATTCTTTCGTTGGTATGGAATTGATAGAATCTATCTCTGACATCTATACTATTCAGAATGTTCATAAGACAGAAATTCTATCAGCATCCATTCGTGATGTGAAGAGTGTTTCTGATTCATTTGCTTCAGGTGCTCACGTAGTAACTATGCCACCAACAGTATTTGAGAAGATGTATAATCATGTTCTTACAGATAAAGGTTTGTATCTATTTGATATGGACTGGGCTCAAGTTAAGCGTTAATGAAAGATTTTATTGGGGTTTATCCAAAAGGAGTTCCTGATCATTTTTGTGATGGATTAGTAAAGGCTTTTGAGAATCAACATATTATTCATTCAGAAAGAGTTGATACTCAAAGACAAGATACTCAAGTGTATTTGGAAGGTTCTTTTCCAGACATGGCAACAAATTTTATGGGTTTTGTTGGTAATACTCTGATGGAGTATATTGGAAAGGAAATTCCATTTTTTAAAAAAAGTACCTTTATATCATCTACAACATTATTACAAAAGACAGAACCATTAGAGGGTTATCATGCTTGGCATGCAGAAAATACTAATTGGGATTTTCAGTCAAGATCTTTAGCTTGGATGGTTTATCTTAATAATGTTGAAGAGGGTGGAGAAACTGAATTCTTATATCAGAAAAAGAAATTTAAACCTGAAAGGGGAACTATTTTAATTTGGCCTGGTGGACTTACTCATATGCATAGGGGCAATCCTCCTATGTCTACTAAGTACATTGCTACTGGTTGGTTTCAGATAGATCATGGAACGATTTATAATCATATCCTTAAGAGAGATAAAGCTTGACATAATGTAAACTTATGTTATAATAAATAAATCATACAAAGGAATCGAAAAGATCGTACCCCTGCGTAGATGTAAACAGAATCCCATGTCGGGGGTTCTATCATCCGCAAGGGTTTTTTAGTACCCGTGCGAGATAATAATAAACAAAAAAAATGTCTATTAAATCAACAATCGCTGCAGTTGCAGCATCTCCATTCCTATTAGCTGGTGCAGCCTTTGCTGGTCCGTATGTTAATATCGAAGCAAATGGTTCATATCCTGCTGGCGAATATGCTGGTGGAAACGTTGAAGCACAAGTTGGATACGAAGGAACAACTGAAGGTGGTCTTAACTACTACGCTTCTGTAGGACCTACAATTCCTCACACAGACAATCCTACTGGTGACGATGACAAGTTCGGTGATGTAGAAATCGCTGGATACCTTGGTGCATCTAAGTCACTTACAGATTCTCTAAGTGCTTATGGTGAAGTTTATGGACAAACAACTACAACTGATGACAGAGCTTATTCTGGTAAAGTTGGTGTTAAGTTCGTATTCTGATCTTTAACTAAATATCTCTAGTTCGAGATGGATCGAGACCCTCACATAGTGGGGGTCTTTTTTTATGTTAAAATACTAATATTGTATCTTAAGATACGGTTAAGACCCCATATATAAAATTGCCACGATAGCGGATCCAAATGAAAAGGCTTATCGCAGTAGCAGCACTCGCTGCTCTCACGTTACCAGGTTGTGCAGAAGCACGAACAAGACTCTCAGGAGCAGGTGCATCATTCCCATCTAAAATATACCAAAGATGGTTTGCCGACTTCGCAAAAGAAGGAGGACACAGAGTAAACTACCAAGCAGTTGGTAGTGGTTCAGGTAGAAAAGCATTCCTTGATGAAACAGTGGACTTCGGAGCATCCGATGATCCTATGAAGCAAGGTGATATAGTAAGAGCAAAAAGAGGTATGGTTCAGATACCTATGACAGGAGGCACGATTGCTTTCGGTTATAATATGCCTAGTTGTGATCTAAAACTTACACAAGAGCAAGCAGTACAAGTTGCTATTGGTGAAATAAATAATTGGAATCAAGTAGGATGTGAGGATCAACCAATGACTTGGGTATACAGATCAGATGGTTCAGGAACTACTGCTGCCTTCACAAACTCTATGAAAGCATTCAGTAAGAAGTGGAAACTAGGAACAGGTAAGTCAGTTGCTTGGCCTGTGGGTATAGGAAACAAAGGCAATGCTGGTGTTGCTGGTAGTATCAGAACTACACTAGGTTCTATTGGATATGTAAATCAATCTTATGTTAAAGGTGAAATCAGAGCTGCTACATTACAGAATAAGAATGGTGACTTTGTTGCACCATCAGTTGAGTCGGGTTCTTTGGCACTCAATGGTATTACACTCGATGAGAACCTCGCAGGGACAGACCCTAACCCCACAGCAGAAGGTGCTTACCCCATTGCTACGCTTACATGGATACTTGCTTATGAAACTGGTAATGGTAATAAGACTGAAGCCATAAAGACAACTCTATCTACATTACTTTCTGATAATTATCAAGAGAAGGCATCTGTATTAGGGTATGTTCCTTTAAGGGGCGATATATTACAGAAATCAAGATCTGCAGTTGACCTTATTGGCAAATAGGAGTAGTATAATAAATACTTATACAATAACTTCGACTTGTTAATGAAGAAAATATTAACCGCACTAATGGCTGCCTCGATGCTAATGCCTACAGTAGCATTAGCATCAGGACCAAGAAGACCAAAACCTGTATTAGTTACATCTTATGGTGTTAATGCTTGGTGTGGTCCTGATACTTTTGAAGAAAAGTGTAAGATCCGAATTGGTGATGAAGGTTTAACTGGAACAGGAACAGATATTACTACTATTAATCAGTGGACCTATAGTGGTCAACCATATAATATGGCAGAAGGCGTTGCTGGTGCTGTAGTTGGTGGTGCTGCTATTGGAATGGGATCTATAGCAACATGTGCTGCAGTTGCAGGTCCAGCAGCAATGGGATGTATTGCACTATTTCCTTTTATGCCTTTGCTTGGTGCAGGAGTTGGTAGTAGAGCAGGTGGCAGTGGTATAACATACTTCAAAGTAGTTGGTGAAGATGCTGATGGTAATGAGATTGAACAGCAATTTAAAACAACCATTGGTAGATCTGGTCATGTTCTTAGAAAGTTGAGAAAGAAACTTAAGAAGTTTAGTGGACTTCCTGCTGGAGAAATTAGAACTTCTACATAATAAAAAAGTAAA